AAATACCGGCCAACTCAAAGAAGTCATTATACAGATACCGCCTCAAAGGGTTGCCCGTCACCCATTTTACAAGCGGATCGCCTGGGCCGTCGTCGCTGGGGTCGCTAGTGTATGGTGCAAACCCTAATTGGTCGGTAGGTTGAAAGATGGAATTTACCAGAGTAAATACATCTCCTTGTACAACTTCTTCCACGTCTTGTTGGCAAATGCTGTTTTGATTGATCAGCGCGGCCTTAAATAGAATGTCCATCCAAAATCTATCTTCAGCCCAAAAAAGCAAATCGGTTTTGGGTTCGTAAGTACTGAATAGGAAAGCAGGGTCGAACTTGATGGAGCATACCCCATTTACCCCGCTTGGATCAATAGCCGCACTTTTACGGCCCACTATGCGCGTTGAGTCTGCGTACAAATCCCAAATCACAAACTTACTTTTTCTGCTTTCGGTGGTGCCATTGGTGCTGGAAACTGTTGGCGGGTTGGTGAGTGCGCCAAATACAAAGGTGAAGGGATCAAGCGCCCCCGGCTTTGACCTGGTTGCGGTCACTACGGCCCCAGAATAAGTTACAACCCAGTCTAAAAAATCGGGGTTTACTGAAAGCATTCCCGCAAAGTTGGCGGCAGTATCTTCTTTGGCGGCTTCATGGTGGTAGGTGAGCGCCGTAAAAGGAAACGCTGAATCGGTGGTGAAAAGCGAATTAACGACAATCACTTCCAGCGCATCTGCTTCGGCCCCATCAACAAATGTGAGCGTGAATGTGGCGAAAGCATCCGCACTATTCAAAAAATCCGTAGTGCCTAACAACCATTCCAAGTACTTGCTCTTTGGCTGTGGCACTGTGTCGCTTGGCTGCTGTGTTATCGTGAAACTCATATCTTGCTTTTTTGTTCTGCCTGTGCAATCCTTTCATTTTCCCGGTTGGCTACAACTAGCCCAGCCTCAACCCCTCGTTTGGCTCCGACTCCAACGGCGGCGGCCATGTTTTGGATCGAGTTGGCATCTATTGTAACGATGCTGATTCCACCGGACACACCGACATTCATTTTGGAAAAATTCGGCTCAAGTAATCCCCCTTGCTCAAACTTCACCCCATAGCCACGATCCGCATTGATGGCAGATAATACAACCCGTTTGCCTGGGAAGTTTACCGCGCTTAGTTGCTTTAGGATAGGGTAGTAGCGCCCGGTGTTGTGCTTATTGACTATCGCGGTGCCTCCTTGGCCGTCGTCTCCTATCCATTCCCCCCCCTCTGCTTCAATGGTGGTATTGCCTACTTGTACAGGTGTCCCCCCATGCGCGTGGCTTGGGCCTTTTATGATCATGCCTTTAGCGGCTTTCTGTGCGCTGATTTGGGCGATTTGACTTGTAGTAGTGAAGGTTAGAAATGCAATTTGGGCAGCCTTATACAAAGTGCCAAATGGGTCAGGGATTGTTGAAGGAGTAGCCAAGATATTGACAACACCGGATGCCAGCGAAGACAAGGCAGAAGCAATCCTGAACCGCTTTTGCTGCTCAAACTCTTTCTTTCTGATACGTTCCTGCTCTGCTGCAAGCTCTTTTTCAAGCTTTTCCTTTTTCTTGGTGTTGTCCCCCGCCAACTCAATTTCTTTGGCGTAGCGTTCTTCAATAGCGTTTAATTCGGACTCATTTCGCGCACTGGCAAGACCTGATATTGCGGCCCCGGCCTCTGTGAGTGTGTCAAAGAATCGGCCAGAGGTAAAGAAGTTTCCAAACTCTTCAAGCAAAGCATCTAAACTTACCTCTAAATCTGTCCTGGTTCTGGTGGTGAATTGCTGCACACCTTCGCCAATTTCTTTTCCAAGTCCGGCAAGTCTATTAAGCAAGCTTTCCCCAACGACTTTTAGCCCCTTTTCAGATACTTGCACCTGCTTCAATACCCCATCCTCGGTTACAGTTTGGGTGCGTTGGAAAGTCTTTTGTGAAACGTCCTGTATTTTTTGCGCCTCTCCGATGAATCCAGTTAAGCTGTCAAGCAGTTTCTTTTGTTCCTGCTCTGCTTTTTGCAGTTGGCCTTTTGCGGAAAACAGCCGCTCAAATAGTGCGGGTTGATCTTTGGGGCTTGCTTGATCAATCTCTTTTTCGAGCCTTGAAACTTCACTACGTAGGAATGACAATGAATCTTTGGCGAAACTCTCAACTATTTTTTTGGCCTTGCCTGCACTGGATGCCAATTTATCCAAACCCTTTGCCGCTTGTTCTGTACCAGCCCCAAATTGCAATACATCACCTTTGCCTTTGTTGGCCAAGTCGGTGAATGTTTTTAGGCTTTCTGCTGATGCCTTGGTTTTCTTTTCGGTTCGGTCAAGTGGGCCAAGGATGACATTGTAAAAGTCGTTGACCTTATTTCCCAGAAAAGTAAAGCCCTTAATCAGCCCGTTCACAGTAGCAACCAAAAACTCAAACGGTTTTTGTGCAAGTTTCCCGGCCTTGTTGAGCAAATCAAAAGCAGCGGTCAACCCGTCTGACTCTTTACTCGCCCCACTTAAACCCTTCGCAAGATCACCAATTGATTGGCCCAACGGGGCGATGGTTGCGCCTAGCTCCTGAATGCCTGTACCTGCATCCCTTGCGCCTTGGATCAAGGCCAAAAAGAAGTCCTGAACATCGGAGGACACAAAAAATTCTCGGATGTCGTTGATCAAACGTTCATAAGCCCCGGCAAGGTTTTCATTTTTAGCGGCGGCTTCTGACAACAAAGAATCTTGACTTTCAAGGGCTTTGTTTGCAACTCCGATATTTTCAGATAGCCTTTCGTTGGCTTGGCCAAGCTTTAAGAAGGTTTCAAGCTCACCCGCCCCGGTAAGCCCAACGGCTTTTAGCTTGCTTGATAAATCAACATTGTCCTTGGATAGTGTTACGGCCCGGCTTGATGCCAATTGTAAAGCTTTCACAAGGTCGGTATTTACTAAGTCGGTGAATGACTTAGCCTCAATCCCTGCATCCTTCAATACCTTAGGAGTGATCCCAAATTCTTTAGCAAATTTCTTTGAGTCTTGAGTAAGCGCCTGAAATATACGCCCCGTTGCGGTGCCGCCCCTTTCTGCTGTAACTCCCAATTCTTCCAGGCTTGCGGATATGCCCAGGATTTCGCCTGCTGTAAGCCCAAGAGGCACGCCTAACGCAGCTATTCGGCTTGCAAAATCGGTGATCCCGTTGGCTGACGCTGCACCATTTGCGGCCAAAACATTCAAGCCGTTGCCAAGCGAAAGCAAATTTTCTGCCAGTAATTCGCCGTCAGTTGTGGCCCCAAATAATACGTTTGAAAGCTTGCCTACTTGATCCGTTACAACTTCTACATTCCCCCCAAAATCATCCCCCAAGGCCACGTTGAGCACGTCAATTGCCTTAGTGAACTCAAACACGCCCTTTTCACCCTCAACACCCAAACGACCCGCAACGGTGGAGATATTCAGCAACTCTTCCAAGGTTGTGCGAGTGTCCAGCTTCTTTAATTCCTCAGTAAGCGAGGTAACTTGGTCGAAGCTTAGGCCCGTTGTTTTAACTACGTTAGCCTGAATGTCTGCAATGGCTTTGTTTAACTCAAAGAGTTCTTGTAATCCCTGTTTTGCCAATGCGGCAACGGCAACAATGCCCCCGGTAACTAGCCCCCCGGTTAAAGCGTCTCCAAGTTTGTTGAATGAGTTTGAGTAGTTACCAACATTGCGTTGGAAGTTGCCTAAGTTGGCATCGATGCTTTTTAGTTCCCGGTCAAGTTCCTGAATGCGTTTGATGGTACGCGCTCCAAAAGCCCCTTGCCTTTCCTCCGCTGTCAGGTCTTTGTAGGAGTTACGAAGCCGTACCAATTCCGCATTCAATGCCCGGTATGAGTTCTTGCCCTGATCCGCATTTTGTTTGAATTGGTTGATGGCATTGCGCTCTTCTTGCCTTTGCTCCTGCTGGATCGTCTTGAGTGCTGCGATCTGGTTTCCAAGCCGCTTGTATTCGTCGGTGTTGAACTTCTCGGCCTGGCGGGCTTTGGTGGTGTCCCGTATGGCCCTAGCTAAATCCTCTTGGCTGTTGACCGCCGTTTTTACGCCTTTGATCTCGACCTCGTAAACCAAAACCTTTGTCATGCTGCTATTTTTCGTGCTTCTTCAATGGCTTCGGTAGATTTCGTCAAAGTTTTCCACCAAAAGCTCAAATACTTTGAATTGCTCTTCGATGATTTTTTCCGCATTCATCTCAAAACCAAACTTGATCCACTCGGTACGCCTACCATTCTTTGAAAAGGCAAACGATCCAGGCAGTGGGAACCCAAGGACAGCGGCTTTATTGAGTGTTAGGAACGTGAACCGCTTTAGATTCGACTCAGAAAGCCCAGGTTTTACAACCCGCGCCCACTGTAACAACCTTGCCTCTGCTGCGGCGCTTGTGTCTACCCTACTCGCTGGTATTCCCGTGTCCAAATCTAAAAGGTAATCGTTGCCCTCTATGCCAATCCTTAAAGTATCTCCGACACTTTCGACAACTTTTGCCTTTAACGAGGCGATGCCCCGGCCTGTTGCAACGTGGCCTTGCTCCCTTAATTCGTCCTTGCCTTTCTCAGCAATGGCCTGGACTGCGTTTAGGGCGATCCCTACCAATTCCTGATACGTGACTATCCGCATGACTCGCAGTTTGTGACGGGAACAACTTGAGTGAATGGGTCATTGTACTTCATTCGGGTTTCAATGGTTTCGCATACTTGGATTGTAAGCGGCGTTGCATAGCCCCTTGCGCCGCCTATGGCCCCGTCACTCCACTTCGTAAATGCCCATCGGCTTGGAGGGTCAATTACACTTTCGATCCACTGGCCCTCTGCTGAAAGCGACTCATAAATTTCTTGCTCTACGTAGTAATTGGCCTCATTTTGAGTCATCCAAAATTCATCCACATTATCGGTAAATACCTCATGCTTGAATAATTGACGAATGAAAGACCGGATTATGAAAAGCGAGTTTTCAAAAGTGCTTTCACCCCCTAATACTTCCGGTGGGCAATTCTCGCACTTGTTGCGATCTAGGGCAATGATGTTGAGTTCGAGGTAAATCCGGTCGCTTATGATGCTGTCGGTATAACTGCCCGTTTCCTCAATCACCAATCCAGGGTATTCAAAGAACATCTTTGAAGGATCACTACCCGACGCATCCCAGTTGCGGGAAAAGAAACGCCCGGCTTTGTAATCGCCATACGTGGCCCCCAATGATGGGTGCATGACGCTGGGTTGCATATCGTCCACAAAAGCAGCAAAGGAGTTGACCCGGTGAGGCACTCCCTTTTTGTTTTGTTCCCGTGATGCCATTTGAGCCACGATCTTGCGGCAAATGGCTATGAAGTCAGCCTTGGTTAGTACTTTCACACCCGTGAATTTTTAAGTGAAGTAAGAAAAACAAAATCCTCAAAGTCGCTCTTCCAAAGTGACTCCATTCCTCCAACGTACCATTGTTCCCGTAGTGCTGCATCGAGTAGCAACCGCCAGCCCATTAGCTCAAATGCTTCCCGCGCCGCCGCTTCACGATCCCGGGTTTCTTTCGACTTAGTTCCTGAACCTTGATAGGGCGAGCCGTTCCAGAAGAATTGATAATCCGGTTTTGAAGCCAGATTAAGTAGGAATTGATCAAAAAAAAACGAAGGGTTAATACTTCGCCAGCGGTTACAGTTCGGAAAGTTTGCATCCTATCGCTGAGAAAAGACTCCAACTCTTTACGATTCCAGGGTAGCGCCTCTCCTTTTTTGCGTACAAGTATTGCCAGTTCTCGCAGCCCTAAAGTGAAGTCCATACTGCCAAGGGCAAACTTCTTTTCTTCCAGGTTCTTTTCGGCTATGCGCCTGAACTCAAGCACTTCAATTGCTTCGCCTGTACTCACGCCTTCCAATGTCAAAAACTTAGCCGCCTTGAGTTGATCCAATTGGTATTCTTCGCCACCGACCGCCAACTTAAAAACTTTATCCTTGAGCGTTTCAGGCTTGAAGGCATTGATAATCGTGTTCAGGTGTGCGTATAGTCGCATAACAGATAGATTGTCGCCTATCGTGACAGTAAAGCCGTTTAAAAACAATTCTTCAAGCGGTTCATCAAGTGAAAAAGGTAAATCCCAAATCCAATCCCCGTACACGTAAGCCAATGCCCTGGTGATTGATAATATTGCGGCCTGGCTGTCTTCGGTTTCTTGCGCGGTGAAGTATTCCTGCTCTTGGTCTTTGAAGTCACAAAACGCCTCCCACGGTATTTCATGCGCGGTAAGCGGTAGGTTGATTGTGGCCCCGGTGGATAGTTGTGCAATCATTCCTTGTCTGCTTTTGGACTATCCTTCAATCTTTTCATGACTTCAATAAAAATAGTATCAGCCTCATCCCATCCCAAAGGTAGTTTTAAGCCAAAGTCCCTTCCGTCTCTTTTGCGGAGATCGTATATTATTTTACTCGCCATGATAATCAATCTTTCATTGGAAAGGTTTTTAACTCTTTTTTCTTTATTTTCCATTAGCCGCAAGATTCACATTCACCCGACGTTTCCCGCCCGGCTTTGGCTGAGTAATCAGGTTCCTTTCTGTACTCGCTTGGCTGCTTGGCTGGCTTTGCGGGTATTTCTTTGGGCTGATCTTGGTGCACTATTCCAGATTCCTTCAAAATCCAAGCGTTCACGATGTGCATGTCAGACGGGTAAAGCTCCCTTAGTGAGTATAGCATACTTTTCCACCAGGGAGCCATGACCCGACTTTGGCTTGCTTTTGGATAAGCTAATAGCAGCGCGTTAAATATCGCCTCTGCTTCTGGGTTTACCCACTCGCTTTGTTGGCCTTCGCCTGTTTGCTCAATTTCGGTTTTGACTTTTGCCATTATGTTTGATTTATCCTTTACCTGTTTTCATTTCGCCCGGCCTTGGAACATGCTTCACGATCCAGGTGAACCCATACCGCCCGGCGTCTAAGCTGTGATTGTACTGGTCTATTGGGGTGTCGCTTTTCTTGTCAGCCCATACGTAGTTGTCAAGCTCGTTTTTGATATTGGGGCTATCCGACGTGACAATGATTTCGTAATCTTTCATGTCCTTGATCCCCTGGATAATGGAGTTTGGCCCCTTCTTCGCCTCAATCACCCTGAACCCCTTGGAGCGCAAAAACATCACTGTGCGCTTTTCGTTGGTGTCCGATACAATGGGCTTGCTCTTATCTGGTATTGCGTCCTCCATCATCCTTAGAAGCCCCTCGTTTGAAAGCTCCGTTTCATAAATCAATTCCTTTAGGTATATCTTTTTCCGCTTTCGATCCACTGCGATCTTCACAAGTGCAAGCGGATCAGGGAAGTACCCAAAGTCCATAGCGTAAATATACGGCAACTTTTCATCAAATACACCCTCTGCCCAATCCTCATAAATTACGCCCTCTGCTTTTTCGATCCATTGGCCTATCAGATAGTGAGCGTATTTCTTTGGGCTTTTAATTTTTAGATCGGCTGCGATCTTTAAATAGGTGCTGTTGAGGTTCTTGATATTGTCAAGGTAGGTAACATGCACATGGGTAACATCCTCATGGGTAGATACGCTGACAGGGAAACCATCAATCCAAATCGTTTTGCGTGTGTCTTGAATCCATCGCTTGTAAATCCAGTGGTTTTTATTGGTTGGGTTCATCAAGAGAATGACCAAATTCACCTTGTCTTTTTGCCTGATTGAGAAGTCTATTTTATCAAATTCTTCCTCGTTGGTAAGCTCTTCGGCTTCATCCAACACAAAAATATTACTCTTTAATCCTTTGGATTTGGCAGTTTGGGTTTTACTGCCTGACTTAATACCCCTGAATGAGATTGAAGAATTAGTACGTGGGCAAAAAATATCGTTCTTTTTTTCTACAAATAGCGGCCCCATGTTTTGGCGCTCAATCATCTCTTTGAAGTCAATAACAATCGAATCATTTGCAGAGGCCATTGTATAGCGAGTGTACAAAATTCGCTCATTGTGGCGCTCTGCCATGATTCGGGAGCAAAGCCAAGTGATAAAGAAAGTCTTAGCAGCGCCACGGCCCCCGGTGATCAGAAAGTATCTGGTCTTTGGGAAAACTTCGGCTATTTCTTGAAACTTTTCATTTATCTCTAGGACTTCACCCATATCACTTTCGGAATTTCAACAAATGCTGACCCGCTACCAGGGTCTTCACCAACTTTTTTACCGTATCCTCTAGATGCGCCGTGGGTTTCCAGGAACCATTTGATCATTGACGCATCTTTCAACCCCTCCACCATCTTCATTAGGGCATACTCGGCAATGTCTAAATTGTTTTCCTTCATCAACTCCACCGCGTCCCTGTATTCACTGTCTTCTTCAAGCCATTTATAGTGGGTTTGTCGGCTTATGCCCACTTTTTCGGTTGATTGTTTGACTAAGCAGTAATTTTCTGACAATGCTTTTAACATTGCTTCTTTCTGTGTCAGAATTGCCCTTTTTTGCGATGCTCTTGATTTCTTCCAATCTTCTTGAGTCAGCTTCTTTCTAGGCATGATTTCACGGTTTAAATTCAAACTCAACTACCCCTCTCAGTAAATAATCCCACATCTGTTCCAAGTACGCTTCACCATGCTTTTGGTACAATCGGTACTCTTTGACAAATTTGTGATCCAGGTGTCCAGCCTTTTCAAATGCTTTGAAGAAAGTAATTTTCTTGCGTTTGAATTGGTCGTAGCTTCGGTATTGGTAGTGGTCGAGCCAAATGCTTTCTATCTCAAAAAAAATATTCACATTTTCAATTTGGTGATTGCCTATGCTGATATTCCATTCAGGCTTAAATTTACCAAAAACCTTTTTGTGCTCAGGCTCTACCCATGATACCCCGTTCGGCATTATGTTTTTGTACTGATATTGACAAACGTAATGAGGCGGGAAAAGCGAATGGTGCCTGGCGTTGATAAAATCTCGAATGCAAGTGTAACCAACATCTCCAAGGTTCAAAAAAGCGTCAGAACTTACCGAGGATCAGAAAAAGCGTTTTGTAATTACGGACAATGCTAGTTTTGGGGAATGGGAATGGGACGAGTTAATTCAAGCATGGGACTTTGCAGAGCTTGCAGCGTGGGGTGTCGATACACCCGGTTTTGATGTTTCACCCGATGATATGGGCGAAGGCTTTAGTTTGCCCAATGGAGATAAGGCACCGTTTCAGCAAATGACATTCACTTTGGCAGATGCGCAGGCAATGGTAATACAAAACGCGATCAACGACATAAAGCAAACGGATGAATACAAGTTTGCAGAAACGCACGGGAATGAAAATAGCAATGGCAACGCACTTTATTTAATCGTATCGATATGGGCAGGGCAAAAGATATAATTGTAAAAGTGATTGGGTCAAAGGTTGCAAATGAATTTGTAAAGCAATACCACTATTCCGGTAAGGTTGTACAAAATTCAAGCCTGCACTTTGGCGCATTCCTTGACGGCAAACTCCATGGGGTTATGTCGTACGGCAGCCCATTAGATAAACGAAAGGTTTTGCCGCTTGTAAATACCGCCGACGGGGTTCCTTGCCTTTGGAATGAAATGCTTGAATTAAATAGAATGGCTTTTGATGACTATTTACCAAAGAATAGCGAAAGCCGTTGTATTGCCGTTTCGTTTAAGTTGATCCGTAAAAATGCGCCACATATTAAATGGGTGTTGTCCTTTAGTGATGGGACGCAATGCGGTGATGGGACAATATACCGGGCTAGTGGGTTTGCGCTGACTGGTATTGTTTCAAACACCAACACTTGTTTGCTTCCGAGTGGGGAAGTAATTCACAAAATGACCCTTGAATCGAATCCAACACAAAAACGGGTTGAATTAAATGGGCAAACTTATTACGGTCTTACGGGGGGTAAGTACGACTTTAAACGATACGTTACGGAAACCAAATCAACTATCCTTTTAGGTTTCCAACTCCGTTACATCTACCTTATCGACAAGACTTGCAAAATCACCGTTCCCATTATTCCATTTTCAAAAATTGATGAACTAGGGGCGGGAATGTACAAGGGCGAAAAAATAACGTTAGCCGAAAGGCAACAACATGCGGCACTAGCTCACAAGGGAGAGCAACCGGATACCAACCGGGAGGGGGCGTTCGATTCGACTGTGCCGCTCTAATTTACTTATTAAGTAAAATTTAATTAATGTCACACAAACTAACCCAGGAAGATAGGGACAAAGGAAACGCCACACGCAAGGCCAGAACTGCAACACAAAAAAAGCAGATGCTGGATGCGCTTAAAACGACGTTTGGACTTGTGAAGCCAGCCGCCGAGAAGGTAGGCATTGAGCGCAGTACCCATTGGCGATGGGTCAACGATGATCAGGATTACGCGGCCAAGGTTTTGGAGATACAAGAAAACAACCTGGACTTTGTAGAAATGAACATGTACAAGCAGATTGCAGAGGGAAACCATACGCTTATCATGTACGTACTGAACAACAAAGGCAGCGCCAGGGGTTACGGAAAGCGACTACTTGAAATGGGCGTTGGAACAACTCAGGAACTTGCAGACATTCCAAAAATAGTATGGTTGAAATCCGAGTAAATGAAAAGTTTGCCCCCCCTTTTTGAAGCTCCAAAAACTCGCTACGT